ATGCAACCAGAGTTTGAGGATGAAACTCCAATCAATCCTTTTGACTTCTGGCAAGGTGCAAACTTCAAGTTGAAGATCGTCAAGAAGGATGGTTATTGGAATTATGACAAGTCAGAGTTTGATGTAGTATCTCCTGTTCTTGATGATGACGATGCACTAGAAGCATTGTGGAAGAAGCAGTATTCTCTTGCTGCTGTAACTGCTGCTGATCAGTTTAAAACTTATGAAGATCTTGAGAAACGTCTTAAGTATGTTCTCGGTCAGAAACAACCTGCACGTCGTGTATTCGATGAAGAGTTGGAAGACGAGAGTGAAGGACGTGGATCATTTACTCCTGACTTTAAGAGTAAAGCACCAGTTGCTGCTGTAGCATCTGCTAGTTCAGATGAGGATGATGCTCTAAGTTATTTCCAGAAACTTGCTGAGGAATAATTACTGATATAATTTAATATTATCTGCACGTTTAAGGGTTTCACTCACATATTGAGTGGAACCTTTTTTATATGGCATTGCAGCATCCAAGTCATTCCGAATGACACTAATATATCTTGGTTTTAGTAGAAATATATTTCTCTTTTCATCTTCTATTTCTGATTCATATTCATAGTTTGTTACTGATGTAGTGCAGTCTTTACTTAGAACTATTACTTCTCTATCAGTATAGTAATCATAATAAGTAACAGTATAGTCTGATGCACACTGTAATCCCTCAGGTACAATCACTACATCTTTACTATTTTTTATCTCTTGAGTTTTATAGTGGTGAATATCATTAAGTTTTTCGTATGTTCCATACTTATCTAAGAGATAACGATCAAAATCATTTTGTAATAGAGGCCATTCTGATTGGACATTAACTATATTATTGCAAGTTAATACTAACCAGTCTAAATTAGAGTTTCCATAGACCTCAAAGGCAACATTATCAGGTCTATCATCACCTTCTATTTTATATTTTGTATGAAATGCTAAGTTGTTAAGAATATCTTCCTCAAGAGCACCTTTTTTAAAAAGGTTTTTTACAGTAACATAATCGCCTATTTTAGCATTTGGTAGTCTGCTAACATACTCAAAGTTTGGAAGTTTTTTAAAGTAATCTGACATTTTAGTAACCTATTTCGTTAGATGCAAATTCATCATAATCATTGCTGAATATTGGTTCAAGTTCACTGAATGACATTGTTATATCATAAGAAGTCATAACACCATCATCAAAGGTTGAATAGTTACCATCTGGTGTGAAGTTGGCAGTGAATGAAGTCATTGCACATTCTTTAAATTTATTTAAGAAGGGATGATCTTCGCTAGTGGGACGTTTGTATGCGAGTCGCCAAGTATTAGGTGCTTTAAGGTAAAGATTGGAAGGACTTTTCTTTACTGCCATTCCTTGTTTAAAGAATCTTATAAGTTTGATGACTGTTTGTGCTTCTGAAGAACTTCTAGGAGCAAGTTTCCAGTTAAAACTAAACTGTCTCATTCCAGGATCTTTAAATAACAATTCCATGTTGGGATTGATAATTGCTCCTTGTGTTCTTTGGAGAAGTTGAGCACCAGTTCCTGATGCTTGACCAGCAATAGCAGTAGAGAGTGCTTTTTTCATTTCTGGATTTGCTACTGCTCCTTGTACAGAACTAGAAAATTCATCAAAACCTGCACCCATACTATCATTAATAGCAGTAAGTGCGATATTTGCCATTGCTGCTGCAGCAGGATCCATTTTATCAGAACCCCATGCTACAGTATCTGTAGAAGTAATTCCTCCAGGAATAGGAAGCATTACAGAAGGTCCTTCTGTTCTTGAATTCATTCCTTCTCTTGCACCAAATCCACTGGCATTAGTAGTTGATACTGATTCTCTTTCTTTAGGTGCATACCTTAGCATATCAATCTTAAGAAAATCTTGTTTTGCGTTTCTTAATGCTGTGGGATATACTAATGCCCCAGTTGCTTCATTTTTCTTTTCTTTTTTGGTAGACTCTTTTGGTGATGTAGTTGATTCTTTTACACTATCAAAAGGTGTTGCTGCACCTGCTGGATCATATGCTTTGTTTAATGAGTCTTCTCCATATATTAATGTGTTTGGAGGTGGTTGTGCTACACCATCCCATTCTTTTCTAGCAGTTTGGAGTGCTTGTGATCTTACTTTTCCTATATTATCATTATAATATGTCTTTTCTGCAGCATTAGCATCTGAAGATGGTGTAAACTTACCACCTTTAGGAATATTTCCTACAGTCACATCAGAACGAGAGTCAGCAGACTTTTCGATACGAGTGACTGTTATTTCACCTGTTTTTTTATCTGTAGTATAAAAATACTGCTTAGTACCTAGATCACCACCAGGCTTTACTCTATTATTAGTAACTCTTGTTCCGTATACTGCCATTAGGATATACTTTTTTATTATTTAGCGTGGATTTAATATGAATTTACCATAAGGTATTGCCAGAAGGTCATCAAGTTCATTTGGTCGTACAATATACAGTTGTCCTGCAAGTTCACCCCATGTATAATTTCTATATTTTTGCCAATGAAAGTTAAGTCCTCTGAATCCCCATCTCTCTAATGAAGTACAAGCAATTAATGGGTGTTGGTCGTATTGTTCACCAGGAGTTTTAGCATTATATACAAAGGTATAGAAGTTTCCTACATCAGGGATAGGAGTAACTGTATCATTCAGGGCATCCATTATTTCTAACATCATTTCTTCAGGATCATTGGTTTGGTTATTCAGTTCACTTAAAGATGCACGGATACGATTATCTTCTTCTTGATCTCCATCCAATCCAAAAGCTTCCTTCTCTGCTTCTCTAGCAGCATCTCTATCTTTTCTTTGTTGTATGGTTAATCTTGGCATTAGTAGTGGATACCTAGTTCTCTTTCTGTAACAACTTTAAACTCAATCTTTCTATCCTTACACCACTCATCTGCTGCTTTCCATTTTGCTTGGTTAACTGCATAGGTTTTGCATTCATATATGTATGACTGAGTTACCTTCTTTCGTTGTTTGGGTGGTCTTGTTTGCTTGGCAGGTTTAACTTCGATAACATATGTCTTAAGTTTACCTGTGCTTTCTTTTACTTTGATAATAAAATCTGGAAAGTAACGACGGGTCTTACCATCAGGAGCACGGTATGGTATCCAGAACTCTTCACTTCCCCACTCTACAATGTTCTCATTTAGGTCACACCAGCTACAAAATTTATTCTCCCAACTACTACGACATATAATATTAGTGGGATCACCCTTATATTTCCTTGGTTTGGTGGGTCTAAATAAACTCTTTTTACTTTCGGCCATACATAATATATAAGATCAAATAGTATTTATAAATGCCTACCATAAGAAACGTATCTACAATCAAATCTACGTTACTTGCTCCAGCAACAACGTCTCATTTTGATGTGGAAATTGGTTTTCCTTCAGGTTCTCTTGGTACAAAACTTAGAGGTATATTGGGTGGAACCACTCTTCAGCAAGATAGATTAAATTTAATGTGTAGTGAAGCAGTTCTTCCAGGATCATCTCTTGCAACTACTGAAGTTAATAATGATTATACTGGAGTCACTGAAAGACATGCCTATAGAAGAATATATGATGAGACTATTGATTTAAGTTTCTATATAGATGCTGCTAATTATTTGCCAGTTCAGTTTTTTGAGACTTGGATTAGTGAAATTTTAAATGAGGATCAAGAGGAAGCGATAAGTCCAAACTATACTTATAGGGCAAAGTATCCTGATGAGTATATGAATGAGCAAGGTTTAAAGATTATAAAATTTGAGAAGGATCTTAATAGTCAATTGCAATATACATTTATAAGAAGTTATCCTCGTAGTATAACTTCCATGCCAGTGACTTATGATGGATCATCTTTATTAAAATGTAGTGTTCAGATGAGTTATATTAGATATGTTATGAGAGCTATAACTAATACTAGTAGAAAAACACCTGTCATTGGAGATCCATTCCAGCAAGCAGCATTTAATAGTAATGGACTTTCTAATCTTGCTGCTACTGTTGCAGATAATGCAATAGATAGACTCACAGGCAATGATTTCCTTGGAGATGTTGCTGGAGGACTTGCTAGAAGAGCAGTTGGAAATCTCTTCTAAATAAAACACACTGAATTGTATTAGGATATTATGCCTTTACCAAAAATTGCTACTCCTTCTTATGAATTGGAGTTGCCATCGTCAGGAAAGACGATTAAATATAGACCTTTCTTAGTTAAAGAAGAGAAGGTGCTCGTGATTGCTATGGAGAGTGAAGACACAAAGCAAATCACAAATGCTATTAAAGCAGTACTTAAGTCATGCGTACAGACGAAGGGAATTAAAATAGAAGCTCTTCCCACATTTGATATTGAATATCTATTTCTTAACATTCGAGGTAAATCTGTTGGAGAGGAATTAGAAGTTAATATTATTTGCCCAGATGATGGAGAAACATCTGTTCCTGTGATGATTGCTCTAGAAGATATTCAAGTTGAGAAGATGGATGGTCATAGTCCACAGATTAAACTTGATTCTAAATTGATGATGGAGATGAAGTATCCATCTCTTGATGAATTTATTAAAAATAATTTTGATTTTAAAGAAGAGAATCAGATGGATCAGTCATTCCAATTGATTGCTTCTTGTATTGATAAGATCTATAGTGATGAAGAGGTTTGGGCAACTGCTGATTGTACTAAGAAAGAAGTTAATGAATTTCTTGAGTCAATGAATTCCTCTCAGTTTAAATTAATTGAGAAATTCTTTGAGACTATGCCTAAGTTACAGCATACTATTACAGTTACTAATCCTAATACAAAAGTTAAAAGTGATGTGGTACTGGAGGGCTTAGCGTCTTTTTTCGGGTAGCTATGGTGCATATGAACTTGGAGAGTTACTTCAAGCTCAATTTTGCGTTGATGCAGTACCATAAATACAGCTTGACGGAGATAGAAAATATGATTCCGTGGGAACGGGATGTATATGTGGGTCTTCTTCAGCAACATCTTGAGGATGAAGAATTAAAACGCAAGCAACAACAAGCACAAGCGAATGCCTAG